CGATGGAAAAAACGATTGTTAACGAACCATTACGCATGAACTTACAATTTTTCGCTCAAAAGCCGAGCGAACCTGCTGATGAAAACGAACCAACGGAATCGACCGACACAAATACTACGGAGACTAATCCGGAATCTACTCCGGCTGAAAAAAATGAGTCGGAGGAAAGGAAATTTACACAAGCCGACATTGACAGGGCGGTTCAAGAACGCTTAGCTCGCGAGAAAAAGAAACGAGAACAGGCGGCAGAACAAGCGCGTTTGGACGCCGAACGCAAAAGTCTCGCGGAGCAAGAGAAGTACAAGGAACTTGCGGAAGGGTTAAAAGCCGAGCTTGACGCACTAAAAGCGCAGGCATTGGACGCAACGAAAGACGCTATGCTCGCAAAAGCTGGATACAGCGAGAAGCAGATCGAAAAATATCGCAAGTTTATTGTAGGCGAAACTGACGAAGATCTGGCGAAAGCAGTTGATGAATTGGTCGAGGATATTCCACCGAAACCGAAATATGTTGATCCATCGGCAGGAAACGCACCGAAACCCGAGCCACAGCCGAAAGATGGAACAGAATTAGGGCATGATCTATTCGCGAAAATCAAAAAGGCGGGCAAGTTCCGCAAATAATCGAAGGAGGACGAAATAAATGCCAGCTTATAACGGAAAAATTACCGAAACTGCATTCAAGGGTGGCAAAAACATTCTCGCAAGTGAACACGTTCAATTCATCGAAGGAGGCGCAACTCTCGACGCCAAAGCATTCGGGAAAGGTTACATCGAATGCGGGCAAGCAATCGCGCGAAATACCACCTCCGGCAAGTTTGAACCATACAAAGAGTCGGAAGAGGGCACTCTCGAACCGGGTTTCGATGAGTTTTCGATTTTGAATATTGACGTTGATTGCGACGGGGCAAACGACGTGATTGTCGGTGAGGTTATTGTTCGCGGGTCTGTATATGACGGAAAAATCGTAGGCGCAACTGACGCATTTAAGAAAGCAAACGACAATATCCGTTACGTAAAGACTATCTAAGCAAAAACACCAAAACTATCATTAGGAGGAGTTTAAATGGCAGGCATTACTTATCTAAAAGAATTTCAGGAGCCAGCACTTCGCGGCTTAGTTGACGCAGCAATGAACGAATACTACGAGGTGCCATCGATTGGCGATCGCTTTTTGCCTAACGATAACATCTACAGCACGACTTTCGCGTATGACATTATCAAGAAATCCAATCACATTGCCGCTATGATCGGCTACGGCTCGGAGCCTCCGGTCATGGATCGCGACCAAGTCGCCAGCAAAATGGGAGAAGTTGCGAAAATGGGCTTGAAATACATCGCAACAGAAGAAGAATTACTCGCGCTTAACCAAGCTCGTAATGACGCAGAGCACAGCGCAATGATTCAGCGGCTTGCTACGAAAGGCACCGACTTGGTGCAAGCTTTATTGCGTCGTGTTGAGGTTGCCAAAATGGAAGCTATCGCAAAAGGTCAGTTTAATTACGATAAAAACGGCGTGAAAATCGCGGTGGACTTCGGTCTTCCCGCTGAGCACAAAGTGGCATTGACCGCTAGCGATGATTGGTCCAATCCGGAACATGACGTCATTGGCGATTTGCTCGATTGGGTACAAACATATGAAGACCACAACGCGGGTCAACGTCCTGACGCTATTTTACTGTCTCGCGAAGCTCAAGCGCTGCTGTTGAAAAATGCCGTCATTGTAAGCGAAGCACGCCCGAATGTAACCGGTGCTTCCCGCGTGTCTGTGGACGAACTGAACAGCGTGCTCGGCGGTTATGACTTACCTCCGGTTGAAATTGTGAGCAACCGTAAAATCACCGTTCGTAACGTGTATACCGGTCAAGACGAACAAGTCGAGTTTTTCCCGAAAAACCGCGTTGTTATGGCCGCGCAAGGCGTTGGTAACTTCGTATTCGGCCCGACTGTTGAAAACAACTTCGCGCCAGGCGTTGTGTTGCAGGCGAAAGACAAAGACGAACCGATCGAATCCATTTTGCGTGTGGCTGCGGCAGGTTTTCCGGTCGTTGAAACACCGTCCCTGTTGTTCCACGCCGACGTATTTACCGCGTAAGGAGGGCGAAAATGGCGAAAGTCAAAGTAGAAGTCCTTGACGCGGTAGTTGACGGCAAGAAGAAAGGCACGAAACTCGAAATCGACGAGCACAGCGCTGATCATCTTGTGTCGATCGACTACGTCAGGCGAATAAAAGACGAACCAAAATTGAAACCGAAGCAAAAGAAGATGAAAGCTAACGACAAGTAGGGAGGGCGTTTTATGGCGAAAGTGTTCGAGATAGCCGAGCGCCTACAGCGGAAGTTTAAAGACGTTCCCGGCGTTGACGCTACCGATACGTTGGAATGGGTCGAAGAAGCGGCGCTGGCACTCGGATACCAAGCCGACGCCGAAATTGACGACAGACACGTCAGTATCGTGTTGTTGTACGCACAAGCGACCGGGTACGATGAGATAGCGTTAAATGCCGCTCACTATTTTAAATACACGGATGCCGAAGAAGCTGTCGATAAAACGATGATAGCCGAACAGTACCGCAAACTCGCGCAAGACTTATGGACTAGGTACAAGCGCGAAAAGGCGGAAACACCCGGCTTTGAATCATCGAAAGGCTTTACGGTGATGCGCCGATTGGACCGGCCTGACCCGATAAGGCGGCGGTTCTGGTGACCGAGCAGGAACGAAAAATCAACGCCGCACTCAAACGAATCGCAACGGATTACGAACGGTTAAACGACCGACAAGTCCGCTTTGCCATTCGCGAAATTGACCGTGTACGCCACGACATCACCGATTTGCTAGCGGACTATGCCGATAAAGCGACCGGCAAAATAACGAAACGGCGGTTAAATGCGTTGCTACGCGAACTTGAATCAATCGAAAAAGCCGTGCGCACGAACGGTATGAGCGCATTGGAAGACGTAATCAAAGAATCGTCGAGCTACACGACAACAGCGGTAAACGGCGCAATGGAACAAACGCTAGGCGCGGCAGCTATCGCAGGCGTGACGCTCGACGTCATTGATCGCGATGTCTTTCGATACGTGGTGAACCGGTTCGCGGACGATGGTTTACAGTTAAGCGATCGGGTGTGGCGGTTTGCGGGCGAGCAGCGTGACGAACTTAATCGCGTGCTAAGGTCGTCGATTATTCGAGGCGACGCAATGACGCAAATGATCGCTAGAGTTCGTGAAGTTTATGCGAATGATACGTGGAAAATAGAGCGGCTTGTGCGAACGGAAGGCGCAACGGCGCAGCGCGTCGGCGAGGCGTATTATGCGCAACGGTCCGACGTGGTTAAAGCGCTGAAATTACATGAAGGCACATGCGGGCGTAAAGACCACAACCGGCATCGTTGTCACATACTCGCGCAGGAAGATCGGCACGGGCTGGGCGCTGGCGTGTTTTTACCAGATGATAGCGAGTATTTCGCTCCACACCCGAACTGTACTTCTTATTATACGTACGTACTCGCGGACAAATACGCATAGGAGGTGCGGCACATGCTTACAAAAGACGACGTGGCGTGGATCAAGGAGAATCGGGCGGAAATACTCGAAAGCCGCACCGAGCCTGTCGTAGTTGAAATCGAATCGCAGACAGGTACCGACCCATATACCGGCGAGCCAATCGTTGAAACAACGAAAGAAACGGTTTATGTCGTGTGGAAGCCGATAGTTTCAGTCGCAGAAAATGAACGCAGTGTAGTCGGCGGGATCGAGCTACTGAAAGGCGATGTTCGCGTTAGCTTTCCGTTGAACGTTGATATCGCGAACGTAAATAACATCGTGCGGGCCGGCGTTCCCTATCGAATCATTGCCGACGATGCGCTCGGGCTTGGCGAGCCTAACCGTCAGGAAGCACTTGTACGGAGGGTGACGTAATGGCGAGAGTTACGATCACGACGAGCGGCGCGGACAAAATACGCCGAAAGCTCGGCAAGAAGGCGGCTCGCGAACTGACGCGAGAGCTCGACCGAGTCATCGAAGCGAACTCGCTGAAAATCGTGAACAATGCGAAAGAAAATGCGCCTTATAAAAACGGATTTCTGAAACGGTCGATTAAGGTTTACGGCAAGCCTGCGGAAATGGAACGCATCATAGGCTCGAACATGCCGTACGCAACGAAGCAAGAATACGAACAAAAGACGAAAAAAGGGTATTTTCGCCGTGCTGTGTGGGGCGGAAAGGAACCTTTGCGTAAAGACATCGAACTAGAACTACGAAAGCACGGGCGGTAGGGAGGCGGTAAAAATGCAGCATGCCCTAACGTATTCGCTAATCGCGCATCTACGCGGTAGTGTAGCGCAACTAAACGATGTGGTGTG